CGTGATTCTTTCCTTTCTGCCGCGCTCGCATCCGGCGCTACTCCTGCCGATGCTGTCACGATCGCGGACATGACGATGGAATTACGCGACAAAAAACCGTCACCGCCTAAGCAAGAAATCAAAGCAACGTCAGAAGATAAACCAGAAAAGGCCAGGGTATGAACCCGCTCTTGGCCGTTCTCTGGTCATGCCTCCCCGCCCTCAAGCGCTCTGTCCCCTGGATCGCCCCGCTGGCTTCCTACGGCCTAATCGGCTACGGCGCTTCTCAAATCTATTCCCCCGCTGGCCCTCTCTCCGTTGGCTGTCTCTTGTGGCTCGACCTCTTCCTCTACCGGAGATAGTCCATGGTTCTCGCTCATTTACTGAACCCGCGCGCCGACTCTGAGCAAGAAATTGCCGCACGTCCTGAGGCATGGATGCCCGGCGCTGGAATCTCTCGCCGCACGACTTCCGGCGTGACGGTCGGCCCCGCAAAGGCCATGACGCTCAGCGTTTGGTATGCATGCATCAGAAACATTGCCGAAGACGTGGCGCGACTTCCTATTGATATTTTCAAGCGTTTAGACAACGGCGGAAAAGAAAACCAGCGGCGGCACCCACTGGCGCGCATGCTCAAACTTGCGCCAAACGACGACATGACCAGTTCGGTGTTTCGTGAATTGGTTACGGGATGGGCTGCGGGCTGGGGTAATGGCTACGCAGAAATCGAACGCAACGCAGCGGGCGAACCCGTGGCGCTCTGGCCCATTCATCCGTCCCGCGCTTTCCTTCATCGCGTTGATGGTGAAACCGTGCTCGATGTCCACACGGGCGATTGCTGGACAGGCGCACCGGAAGGCGTGCGCCTCAAGCAGTCTGATTTTATCCACCTTCGCGGATTCGGCGACAATCCCCTTGAGGGAATCTCCGTCATTCGCTTAGCCGCCGAAGCGCTCGGCATCAGTCTCGCCGCGCAGAGCTATGGCGCCGCATTTTTTGGCAACGGAGCAACCCCCGGCCTGTTGCTGATCCACCCAGGAAACATGACCGAGCCGCAGCAGACCAGCTTGCGCGAAAGCTGGCGCAAGCGCCACGGCGGAGTGGGCAATTCCGGAAGCGTCGCCGTTTTACAGGGCGGGATCAAGGTCGAACGCATGACCATCCCGCCAGAGGAGGCGCAATTTTTACAGACCAGACAATTCCAAATTGCTGAAATCGCCCGCTGGTTTCGCATGCCTCCGCATGTCGTGCAGGATTTGACGGCGAGCACGAACAACAACATTGAGCACCAGGGCATCGAATACGTTACGATGACGATTTCACCCTGGCTAAATCGTTGGGAGCAAGAACTTGAAAGAAAGTTATTCAATCCACGCGACCAAGAAAATTTCGACATCAAACACAACGACCGGGGCTTGATGCGCGGTGATTCCAAGAGCCGTGCAGAATACCACCGGACCATGATCTCCACCGGAATGGAAACGCCGAACGAAGCGCGCTTAGCCGAAGACATGAACCCCAGCACCGACGAAGGCGCGGACAAGCTCTGGATTCAAGGCGCAATGGCGCCGCTCGATAAGATCGCCAGCGGACAAATGCAGGCAGCGGAAAATCAGCCAGCCGATCCCGTCGACCCAGCGGACCCAGAAGACCAAGACGAAAAAACCGAACCAACCGACCCAGAGAAAGAAACCAAATGAGCATGCCTGTAACCGCCGAATGCTTCGCGGCCCATCTTGGGCCGTATGCAATCTTGCCCGACTTCCTCAAGTCTGCCGTGTCCGCGATTCGCTCAGGCATGTGGCAGGGTGTCGGCGGCGGGGCCGTCCAGGCCAAGGCACGGCAGCCAGTCAGCGCCTCGCCGGTCATCGATCAAGCAAGCGGTGATCTGATGTATTTACTCACCCCCGAAGGCGTGGCCGTCATGGAACTAACGGGCGGGATGATGAAAGGTCGTTCAAAATTCGGCGGCGTTTCCACGGTCGCCGCGCGTGCCAACATCCGCGCCGCCGTTGGTAATGATGCGGTAAAATCCATACTTTTGGTGATCGATTCACCAGGCGGAACGGTCAGCGGCACACAATCGCTTGCCGATGAAATTCGCTCAGCCGACAGCAAAAAACCAGTCATTGCGCACATCGAAGACATGGGCGCGAGTGCCGCGTATTGGATCGCCTCACAGGCCCGACGTGTGAGCGCGAACCGCTCAGCTATGGTCGGAAGCCTTGGGACTTTCGGCGTGGTCGAAGACAGCAGCGGCAAGGCGGCGGCTGAGGGCGTGGTGGTCCATGTGCTCAGTACTGGCCCGCACAAAGGCGCGTTTGTCGAAGGCGCACCAGTGACCGAGGCCCAACTTGCCGACTATCAGAAACTGATTGACCAGCTCAACGCGCAATTCATGGAAGCGGTCGCCACTGGTCGCCGGATGCCAATGGAACAAACCGCAAAACTATTTGATGGACGTGTGCATGTCGCCAGTACCGCGCAATCACTGGGCTTGCTCGATTCCGTCGAAAGCCTGACATGGCCTTGGCCGAAGCGGTGAAGCTCACGCAACCATCGCAAGATTCACAGACCCGCGCACGCAAAACGCGCATGGCCGGGATCATCAAATGAACGCGGCGGCAACCTTCCTATCCGTTGCCGATATTGCTCACCGTCTGAATGTCCCGCGGCATCGTGTCGTCTATGTTTTGGCGGTGTATTCCATCCCGCCAGCTGTCCGCATTGGTCACACCGACAACGCTTGCACCGGCTACGACGAGACCGGATTCGAAAAAATACGCGAGCGCCTTTCGTCTGATCGCCGCGAATCAATAAGCGAAATATCAATAAACCGCTGATAATTGTTAGTTTATTTTCTACAAGTTAGAGAATTGCTAGAAGTATTCGCCGGGACGAATATCAGATGCAGCCTACACAGGCCATCACTGATATTCGGAGAAACCCGCCATGTCTGCCAAACTCCTCAAGCTCAAGTCTGACCGCGTTGCCGCCGTGCTCAAAGCGCAGGAATGCGAACGCGCCGCCAAGGCTGGAGCAACCCCAGCGATTAATCAAGAATGGGACGATGCTCTGGCATCGGTCGAAACTCTTGACGCCGAAATCAAAGCCGAGCAGACCGCCGTGGATGTTGAGGCTTCCGCTGCCGCTGCGCGTGCTGCGAAGATGGCAGCGATCAATCAGCGCACCGGCTCACGCACTCAGCCACGCAGTGCAAGCCCCGTGATCACTTCGCAACGCGAACGCGCCGAAGCGGACCCCAATCGCGGCTTCCGCAGTCATCGCGAATTTTTCAACGCCGTCATGCTGGCCGGTATGGGCGCATCGGTGGACGACCGCTTGGCCCCGCTCAAGGCCACCGCTGGCAGCGATGAGCAAGGCGAATATTCCAACGGCTTCGGCGGGTTCTTGATCCCCGAAGGCTTGAGTCCCAACCTGCTGAGCGTCGGCAACGAAGCTGATCCAACCATTGGCCGCACGACCCAAATCCCGATGGCAACCCCAACAGTCAAGATCAACGCTCGCACCGATAAAAACCACACGACCAGCGTGACGGGTGGCCTTCGTTTTTATCGCCGCGCAGAAACCCAAGAAGCCAGTGCGTCACGTATGGAAATGGAGCAGGTCGTCTTGCACGCCAACCCATTGACCGGCGTGAACTTCGCTACTGAGGAACTGTTGCAAGACAGCCCAATCAGCGTGGTTGCGGTTATCCAGGCCGGTTTCAAAGAAGAGCTTGGCGCTCAACTCCTCAATGAAAAATTGCGCGGCACCGGCAACGGCGAAATGCTCGGCATTTTGAACGCTGGCAATCAAGCCTTGATCAGCGTGGCGAAAGAAACCGGACAAGCAGCGGCAACCATCGTGTTCAAGAATATCTTGAACATGCGATCCCGTTGCTGGGGCTACGGTCAGGCAATCTGGCTGGCCAACCACGACACTTTCCCGCAACTCGCTCAAATGGGCTTGGCTGTCGGCGCTGGTGGCGTTCCGGTCTACATCCCTTCGGCGGTTGAGGATCGCCCTGACATGCTCTTGGGCCGTCCGATTTTCTACACCGAATTTGCGGAAACGGTCGGCACCGCTGGCGACTTGATCCTGTCGAACTGGTCTCAGTACCTTGAAGGCCAACTTGGTGGACTCGAAAGCACCGAATCAACGCACGTCCGATTCCTCGCCAATGAACGCGCATTCAAGATCAACCTGCGCAACGATGGCCGTCCATGGTGGAAGTCTGCGCTCACGCCTAAGAAGGGCGCGAACACGCTGTCCCCATTCGTGACCTTGGCCACTCGCGCCTAAGTCCTCATTCAATTACTGACCTTTTTTCTAAGGAAATCCCATGGCCTCAGCCGTCGCAACCAACAAATTCCGCAGCTCGACCAAATTGCAAATGTGGGACCACGACCCCGATGGCACCAGCGCAACGGTGGTTTCACCTGACGCTGGCACTACCAAGCGTTATGTAGACATGGCAATCGTGCGGCATTTCGCCGTTGGTGCGATGATCACCGCGCTTTCGAGCGGCGCGATCACCAAGCTAGAAATTATCGCCAGCGCATCCACCGATGCGTCCAGCCCAGAAGTCATCAAAGACAGCGGCACCATTGCCGCAGATGCTCAAGGCGACTGGGCTGTGGAAGAATGCAGCGCCGAAGAAATCGCGCAAATTGGCTCGGCCGCCGGTAAAGCCCTGCGCTATGCGTTCGGTCGCATCACGGTCAGCAACGCAGGATCGGAGGCCGCTGTGGTCTATGTCTCGCTCCCTGTCCACGCCTACAACGACCTGACCCCAGCCACCACGATTGCTTAATTCTATCCGCTCGCTCGCGACCCTTTAAGGAAAAGCCATGGCCATCAATCCCGCAGTAATGGACCTCCCCGTATTTACCTCATTGAAGTTGGGCGCTCGCGTTGATCGCGCTACCGCAGACCTGCCAGCCACCACGCAATCAGCTTTGTTTACGATTACGGGTGGCCGCGTGATGATTCTCGGAATTGTTGGCGAAGTCACCACGGTCATTCAAACCCAAGCGAACAACACCAAGCTGGTGTCTAATCCGACCACCGGCACTGACGTTGATATTTGCGCGGTTCTTTCGATCACCGCGAAAGAAGTTGGCACCCTGTTCGGCATCACTGGCCTATTCTCGGACGCCTTGGTGGGCGCTAATGCAGGCGCAACCGTCCTGCCACGCAACCCCGT